CTCGCGGATAATCTCAGATGCTTGCATTAAGCCCTCTGCGATCCCTACGTTTTTTTGGTATGAGCTAAAGTCGGACATCCGACCATCGGCCATACTCTCAGCTATCTCCAGCCTTTGTTTGTCCAGATTTTTCCTGATCTGCTGAAGCAGGTCGCTTATTGTCATCTTTGACGCCTCCACGCATGGATACGCCAGTGACGTGAATAGTCACATCTTTTTTTTCCTCTGACATTTAGTATCCTTTCTTAGTGTAGCTCTTCTTTACAGCTTTTTTCTTCTTCTTAACAACTTTCTTTTTCATTTTTTTTGCTCCTGACATTGATACGTTCTTTCCTTCCGACATTAATTTTCCAAAACTTGCGCGGTTCATTTATACATTCCCCGCTGATAATTCACGGGCTAAGATCTTGAGCGTATCGGCAAAGCCCTTGTCCAGCTCTTTAGCCGCCATAGCAAACTTGCGTGGCGATACGTCATCGCTATCCAAGCCACGCCGCTCTAGGAAGCTCTTCGCTGCCCTGATTTCTGCCTGCGCTACGCGCTTAACTGCCGCTCTAGCCATCTTGGCCTCCTACTTGATCTAACGCACCATAACCTGTCCCAGCGCCAACTGCCAATGGCACGGCGTATGTTGGAATGCCTTTTTTCATTATAGCATCAACAAGCCTTTTAGTTAAAGGCAGAGCCGTAACGGCCTCTAATGCTGATGATGTCTCTATCACTTTTCCTACTAGCTGTGCGTCTGGATCATAAGATTTTGCTATATCAAGTAGGTTGCTTGGAGCGATTTCACCGTAGAAAGCCCTGTGACCCTCAAGATCGCCATAGGTATATTTCTTGACCATCTCTGGGTTTGGCAAAGTGATGTAATCGGCCCCGCTTTCAATAGCATCCATCAATTGACGCTTTAAGGTCATGTTAACCCATGTATCTGTGCTTTCAATGAAAGGTGCGCCAGTCTTGGTTTTTGAAAAGTTTTGATTGTCGAACCTTTTGAGACCTGACGATAATGAATCTATTTTAGGGACGTTTTGAGCATATGAATTAGCCCAATCAACATAATCAGAGGGGATATTGTCAGTTGTGAATATGTATTGAGCGAAATCATCTAATTCTGAACGATAGTTGCTCATATTTCCCCTGACGTGGCCAAAGAACGTGCGATTATCTAGTAGTTGGTCTGGTCGCCAAACCTGACCATCTCTAACATTATTAATGTCAACGCCACTTTGTTTGTTTTTAAAGTCAGCTATAATTTTTTTGTAAATTGCAAGTTTCTCTGGATATTGCTCTCTGCGGAATACAGTACCCAACCCGACATCATCACCAAATACAATCCTATTCAGATCATCTTCAGCACCCTTTATTTCGTCACTAAGTTGCTCAGATAAATAACGGTATTCACCCATTTGGATTTCTTGTTCACGAGTTCTTGGAGTATATTTTGTTACTTCCCCAGTTTGCTTGTCTTTATCTCTAAGGGCTTGAGCGGCATCAGATTGGATTTCTCCAACGTGATACGCTGTCCCGCCACCATCGACAGGAAACTCAGCCGTTCTGACGTGAGCAACTAAGTTTGTATCTCTTCCAGTTTCCTCAAAGTGAGTTTCTTTGAAGTAATCATCAGGCAATCTGCCTGTCGGATCTCTGAACTGATATGTGGTTTCTGCTGTATTCGTACCGCCTGATGGGAAGTATTTTGTGTATTCTAGTTCGCTTGTATCAGCAGATGCTCCTGCATCACCAAAGATCATTCTACCATAAAGCTCTGGATCGTATTGCTCCATTTCATCCAACTCTTCCTGTAATGACTCACGGGCCATATCATTAAAGTCAGGAGCGTCAGCCTCTATGGCTGCGTCTTTATCAGAATAAATAGACCATTGCTTGTTCATTGGATTATAGTCTCCAATCCAACCATCAGGATATTTTTCAGCCAATGCTGCGCCATCTTCAACGCCATCCATAAACTCTGCGATTTGATCTAAACCCTCATAATTTCCAGCAGCTACATAGTCAGATATGCTTTCAAAATCAGTGCCATATTCCCAATCTTGTTCAAAGTTTTCTCGTAACAGATCAAACCTGTCTACAAGATTGTCATCTATGTAGTTTTCCACAGCCATACGGGTGTCGCCACCCTCTGATCTCAAAACGCCTTGCGCTATTTTTCTTTCTGCTTCCACTAAGTCTTTATTCTCATTTAGGTATTGTATCAGTTCAGTCTTAGTAACGTCTGTGCGACCTTCAAAAGCCTCATCAGCTCCAGACCATTCCAGCTCTTTAGCTTTAGCGCCGTTCTTTAGCATCCACTTCTTCAGAGATTTGTACGCACCCTTTTCTTGTGGAAGATTCTCCGCTGCCTTCATTGATGGGCTAAAGGTAGGAATATAACTATTGTTACCAAAAGCGCCTGTCAGCGCACCCATGTCTGTCTCTTGGCCCACGCTCACATCATTAAGGACACCGTACTGCCTCTCAGCTTCAAGCGCCTCTTGGATCGTGGGCTTGGCTTGGTTAAAGACAGTCGGAGTGGCGTGTTCCTTTAAGTAATCAAGATCAATCCTACGGCGCATGGATTGATCTATAGGCTCTCCAGTAGCAACTTGGATTATAAGATCCGCTGCGCGTTCTTCTGCTTCTGTTTTGGGTATCGGCAAATTGTATCTTGCGTACAAATCACGCAATTGATCAGCATATTGAGCATCTGAGATTTGGTATACTGGACCTTTTTCTTTTCTTATGCCAGCTAAATACTCTTCAACCACGCTTGGGGGCTGCCCTGACTCCCTAAGAGTTTGCACACCCAATCGAACAGACGGATCTTGATACTCTGGGCGACTGTCGAGTGCTATATCAATGCGCTCATTTAACATGCGATCATACGCAGCGTTGGCTTCATCTATCTCGCTGAAGTCAGCATCCGTAAGCTCCAAATCATTTAAGAGTTGGTCATCTTCTCGCGTAAAGGCCGCTGCACGGTTTCGAGCCACTAACTCTTCCAACCCGCCGTTAAACCAATCAGTGTTTATTGGCTGCACAACATCATCTGGAGCCAAATCTTCATCCAAGATTAGATCAGCTACAGCGTCATCCATTTCCGCGTCTGTAAGTTCGTCTGGCTGTTGGGCGCGAAGACGCGCACCCAGCTCTTCCATTGATAGACGCGGTGCTTCTATCTCTTCAAAGTTGGCTATGGGTATGAAGTCATCGTCAACGGCGTCCAGTTGCTGTTGTTGTGCTGCTAAAGCGCCAAATTGTGGCGTATCTGCTGGCATGTCGGGGGTAATTGCCGCTGGCGGTTCAGGCAATCTTTTTGCCGCTGTGGCAACTTTGGACGCCTTTCCTAGCCTGCTAAATATGCCTAGATATGGAGCTGCATATACCTCTGCAAATTCAACACCAGCCAATAGATCTCTGGAAAGCCTGTCTTCTTGGTTCTCGGTCTGAAACGGCATTTGCTCTGCCACAAAGCCAGCCCCAGCTCCCAATCCAGAAACAATGGTGCTGAACAACCCAAGGCCAGCGTCAGCAATGCCACCATAAACATATTGAGCGCCCTTTGGCCCACCGGGGTAAAAAGCCATCTCTGGCATCATAGTTGCCACGCCTTGCCCCGTAGCCGCATTTTTAAACATCTGACCAGCGTTGCTTAAATATTCGCCTGCCACATCAAAGCCGTAGTTGCTTAGAGGCTTTTCTTTTTGAGTTGCTGTCGGTGCTACATATCCAACGGGGTCTGCGCGAGGAACCATAGGGTTTTCAGCGTAATAATTAGTTAAATAATCAGCATATGCCTGCGATGGGATGTTCGGGCTTCCATCTTCATTGAATGCACCGTCTGCAAATACTCTTTCAGCCATATCACCACGCCTTACATGACCAGTATCTGGCCTTTGTTTTTGGACCGGGTTCATCACAGTTGTGACGCGCCCTGAAGTTAGATCTGCGGCCCTTCTGCGTTTTCTTGATGGTCATTTTAGGATCGCCAAAGGTAACGCGCTTAATCTTATCACCGTCCGTCACATATACCACAGACTTCTTCTTGCCGTAAGAAGTTTCGCCCTTGGATATGCGGCGTGGGTTGTTCAGCTTGACGCTCTTACCTTTGTAGGTTGCCATTACTAGCTGGCCATCTTCTTAGCTGTAGCCGACAAATCCTTCTTGTGGACTAGAAACTTGCTGGAGGCAGTGTGCTTTGCGCCAGACATAACATTGCCCTTGGCGTCCTTGTGGGTAGCGCCCTTATGCTCTTTGCCGTTCTTAAAGTAGTGCTTAACGCCTTTAGCCATTATGCTGTTCCCTCTATGATTTCGTCTTCAATTTGCTGCTCTATGGCTTCGTCTTCAAGATATTCCTGCATGGCGTTGTGCGCTACAAGTTGTTCTTTCAACATTTCTACATGCAAAGAATCAATCTGGTCTTGCTTGATGATACCCATTATGCTTTCCTCGCCTTCTTAGGCTTCTTCGCGGTCTTAGCCGCAGCCTTAAACGCGCCCTTGGCTGGTGCGCCCTTGGCCCCAACCTTACGCATTGTCTCGCCAGATCCAGCCTTGATGCGTTTCTTCTTTGCTGCAATGTTGGCGTATAGTCCCGCTGGTTTTTTCTTTGGTTTCTTAGCCATTAGATGCCATTCTCCTCTGGAAGTTGCTGATCGTCAGATGGTAGCGTACCAAGGGCAATGCCTCCTAAAGGAACACCAAACATTGTTGTGCCACCGCCAGCTATAGATCTTTTAGGTCTAGGCTCATTAATCCAGCTTGTGCTGCTAAATCCGCCAGACGCCTCTTCAATTAAATCAAGAGCCTGCTGTTGGGTTAAGTCACCACGATCAACAGCAGTCCATATGGAGTTTATCTTGGTTTTATTGTCTAGGCTTTTATTGTTGAAAAGACCTCTTATGCCTTCCCAGACAATTGATTGTGTTTCTCTAGGTAAAAGCCCACGATCCGCACCAACGGCCCTGTAATCGTCTGCCGTCAAGCCGTACAAGCCTTTTGCACCCGTAGCCTTAGAAGACCCGCCAGCCATTCCCAGTCCTTGCGTTGTCAATTGATCAGACCCAGCTAATGGCCGCATCAACCCAGCAGCAATAGCATGAGTGTCAATTGTAACATCGCCCATATCTGAAAAGGGAACTTCTATATTGTTGAAAAAGTTTCTGACTTTGTGTCTATCGCCCATTGCATCGGAAATGGATCTAAAATCTCCATTGCTTTCGATTGCTTTTACAGCCTTTTCAATTTCACCAAATCCACCCCAACCAATGTTTGCAGGGACGCCTTTCCCTGTCAAAACAATATCTGCAAGGTCACCTTCTGGAGTCAAAGCGCGATAGGTTTTAGGGTTGTGAGCTTCATCATATGCTCTAACCCACATTGCTTTTTGCATTGTGTCTTCGAGTTCGTCGTATGTTTTTCCTTTAATGCTTTCCCATACCTTTGCATTGCCTTTATCTTTAAAGGCTGGATACTTATCGGCCACATCCGTCATTTCAGATGACCAAGGGAAAGTTCTTTTACTAATTACCGCATCAGCAACACGCTCTGCCAAAGAGGCATTTTTAAACCAGTCCATTTGAGGGGACAGAGCTGCAATTGCTCCAGACATAGACGATCTAGGTACACCGTACTTGATTGCAAGTTCTTCAGAAAAACGATTTGCACCAACATACCATAATTTTGCCCGGTCTTGGAATTGGGGTGGTAGTTTATCCATGACCCAATTTAAATTTTCTTTTTGCATTGCGCTAACAAAATCAGCAGCATCTTCTGGAGGTAAACCCTGTATACCAGCGAAACCGGGGAAATATGTTTCGTTATCAACATATGGGTTTTTCTTATCAGGATTCTTTCTAGCGTTAGTTAGAAAGTCCATATTCTTTTCTGTTGTGCCGCCAGCGTCCATAGCTGCCTTATCAATCACAAGACCGCCGCTGTATACTTCTTCAGCAGGAAACACGCCGCCTGTTTTTTCTGTTCCCACGGTAGGAACACGGGTTGATATTCGACCAGTTGGGCCAAAACTTGGATCTGCGCCGGGAACTCTATTTGTAGATAATTGGCTTATACTCCCAATTGGATTTCCTAAAAGATCAGTTGATCCTACTTTTTCAGCAAATATATTGCCACCCATAGAACCTAGCGTACTAGGGTCATACGTTGGCATAGCATCAACGATTTTATTAGCGCCACTAGCAACACTTCTAGCCCCTGCCATAATTGCTTTTTGGGCAACGTCACCGATACCGGGGACTAATCCAATGATTGTGGCCGCAGCTCCAACGCCGCCAAGAATGCCGATCAAGGCATAGTTGGGATCGTCTTTTTCAAGCTCACTAGCAATCATATCGACTGTTTCGTAAGCACCCTTAATATCACCAACAACAGGAACGAAATCAAGCAGGAGGCTTTTATCCTCTGCTGTTAGTTTCATAGATTGCTTGCCGACAGGAGCGTTTACAGGTCTAGGCGCATTTTTTGTAGACAAACCACCGATTCTAGCCATTACGTTGTCACCTTCTTCTTGCCCTTATACCCAGCGGCCCTGATCGCGCGGCCCTGCTTGGTTGCTTCGGCTTTAGTCTTGTAGACCTTGCCCTTGCTTCCCCAGCGATAGCCGCCCTTGACCTTCATCACAGGCATATCAGCCCCCCAGAAGTTTATTCATCATCTCATGGACGTTGCCGCCGTCGAGCTTCATGACTTTGACCTTGACATCATTGCCATCTGGCATCTCCATCATTTCTTCGTCATCGTACTCTTCTTCGTACTCTTCATCGTCATCGCCCATGCCGTGCTGGCACATCAGGAGGAAGTTGACCAACTGTTCGTCGCTCATATCCAAGCCGTCAGCATCATGGGCAAAGCCCATTTTATGCTCAAACATCTTGGCGTTGTCTTCCATGTTTTCTACGTTAACTTCAGCCATGATGGCCTCCTATCGCATTGGACGCGCTTGTGGGCGCATTGGAGCTGGACGTGCCTGTGGGCGCGTTGGGTTAACAAGACCTGCGGCAATTGCATCATCCATGCTCATGACGTTGGACGGGGCAACGGTCACGCCGCTTGATGGGCCATATGTTTCGCCGTCTTGGCTGGGCATCTGATTTTGCATTGGCAAGTTCATCTCGCCTTCGGACATGCCGCCCATTGAAACTTGATCCATTGGCAATCTAGCTTCGCCTTCTGACATTGAGCCAAAATTATTAGCTGGAGCGTAGCTAGGCATGTTGCCAACAACCGCCTCAAACATCTCGCGCTCACGGTCAGTAAGTGCGCCGCCAGCTTGAATGCGTTGGCCAATCATCATCAATTGCTCTGATGACTCCTGATCCATATCACCGGGGCGAATGTTTTGAAGAAATGTCATGACCAATCGGTAGTCTGGGTTTTCTGTGATATTAGGCATTACGGCCTCCTATGTTTTTTCTATGCTTACGATGTTTTCAACTAATTTGCTACCACTGAGTTTTGTCTGTCTCTGTATATCCGAAACGCTTCATCAATGTCTTCTTGGGTCATGTTGGGCATTTGTTGTTGTATGCCCGGCAGAACCTCAGATTGAAACTTCTCATACAACGGGCTTGCATAAACTATTGTGTCTGGGTCCATTGGGATTGGTTCATAGCTTGTCATCCGTTCTGGTTGATTTAAATCAGAAATTGGAACAACCGTCCCGCCGCCCATGCCAGTCTCAGGAGGCCAAGCTGCGGTAGGTTGTTGATTGCCATCATTGCCCATATTCAACGCGCCAATGCTGGCGTCTGTCATGGGGTCTTGCTTTTTGTTCTCTACATAAGGGACAAATCCGTCATCACCAAAATATCCCCTGTAAACACCGTCTTTCATATCTGCTTTTGCCCCAGCATTTAGGGCAGCTTGGTGCTGATCCATCATTGCGCGTCTGTCATTAATGCCGCCTTCAAGCATCTTTTCGCCAAGGTAACCGCCGACAAGTGGGATGGTCAGCCCCGGTAAGAAAGAGCTAAAGTAAGCTGGGTCGCTTGGTGGGATATTCTCAAGCTGCGACTGGCGTATCTTAAACTTTTGCAGCGCAACGGCATAATCTTGGTTTGACATTTTGCCTTGCTTTGGTGGGGCGTTGTTGCTGAAGTCATCAGAGACGCCGTAGATGTAATCTTTAGCTCCAGATTTATTGGTAATGAAGCCACCGCCCGTTAGGGATTGCCCAGTCGCCTCTTCGACTAAGTTTCCGCCAACGTATTTAGCACCATCAAAAGGTGTAAAAATATTGGCCAAATCTTCTCTGCCAGAGTTTACTGTTGTCAACGCGCCCAAATCTTCTTGGGTGAAAGTTCTAGGTTGTACACTAGAAGGACGGTTACCACTGATGTCTCTATTGGGGTTATCGTTGCTTGGGTCATTAGCCTGACCCACTGTCCCGTACCAAGTCTTTGCGCCAGTTTCAGCAGCGCCAGTAGAAGCCCCTGAACTATCAACATTTACAAGTTTACCACCACGGTATTCCATGTTGTCGTCGGGGGTAAAAAAGTTGGCAAGGCTTTCCTTTAAGCTATTAGTTGGTGGGTTTTTATCGCTACCGCTTGGTGTATTAGCTGAACCAACACCACCAGACCCACCACCACAAAATCCACCCATTATACCATCTCCACTTGCTGTTGCTGCGGTTGAGGCTGCTGTGGTTGCGATTGCTGCATCATGGCCTCTGTAATTGCGCCCAGCGCACCGGGTTCACCCCCACCCATGCGCCGCTTGATCTCCATAACCTTGTCGATCAGGTACTTGTTCATATCCATTGGGGGCTGACCCTGCGGCCCACCCTGCGGATGTGGCGGTCCACCCTCTTGTGGCAAACCGCCAAAGGCAGAGGGATCGACTGGAGGCAAATTATATTGTGGGGGGTACATTCTTCATCATCTCCATCTGGATCTTAGCTGCATTCTTCTCACGCTCTAGCTGCAAGTCAGCCTCCAGCCTCATGATCTTCGCCTGCATGTCTTGCTGCGCCTTGGCTGCGTCGATCTCCATGTCCTGACGCGCTTCAGCCTGCTTGATCTCAATGCCAGACCTTGCCTTGGCCTGATCTGCTTCGATCTGGGCCGTTGTACGGGCCTTCAGAGCCTCCGTCTCAAGCTGCGCGAGCTGCTGTGCATATTGCAGCGGATTGCCCTGCTGTTGGCCACCCTGTCCGCCCATGCCTACCAGTGCTTGGATTTGCTTCATCTGAGGAGCTGCCGCCACAACTTGAGCTGCGCGTTGGCTAATCAGAAGATCCATCTGTGGGTCAACCTCACCAAACCTGAAGTCTGGGTCTTTGAAGTTTGGCATTGGCGGCATCTCCATCTGGATGCTTGCCTCCATGCGCTGACGGTACAAAAGCGCGATATGCTCTGCGATGTGAGCGATCAACACAGGCTGCATTGCCTTCGCGCCGGGATTGCCAGCCAAGGACGGATCTTGCAGGAACTGAATGTGAACCGCAATGTGCGCCTCATGATCTTGCTCTGGGAAAGCGCGGATTGGCTTGCCATAGAGAACGCTCATGTTCTCATCGATTACATCCATCTGAACCGCCTCTTCAGGCTTCTTTAGGATCTCATCAATGTTGGGTATTCGGATCGCCTCATACATACGCTTATACGCTTGGTATAGGTCATGAAGCTGCGGAGCTGATCGCGCCATTTCCAAGACAGCTTGAGCCTGCGCGATGCGCTGGGCTGTCGAGAAGATGTTAGGATCAGACACTGGAACAATGTCAATCCGGTCATCAAAGTCGGAACGATAGATAATCTCCGCAGCTCCTGCCTGCGAAAAGCTGAACTCATCGGGGAGATTCTCAGCGTTCAGTCCCGCAAGAAGTTTGAACTCTTGACCCTGCGCGTAGTGCAGGCGCTTGTGGATTGCGCTAAACGCCTTCGATCCCTGTTCGATCAGGGCGACAGTCGTGCCGACTGGGGCGTTTGGATTTGCGTCACCGATATTGAGATCTGCCGTGCTGGCAAACCGCTGACCCGCCTCGACCATAAAGCCAAGCAGGTTGAACAGGGAGCTTGATGGCTCCTTGAATGGCAGCGGCATGATTGCCTTGTTCACGTCATCAACTGTGCTGTCGAGATCAATAAACTCGCCGGGGCTGATTTGCATGTCGCCGCCCTGAACACGGCCACGCAGCTTAAAGCCACCCTGCATGTTTGCGAATGCGGCACTGTCGAGGAGGGCGCGAAGAGATCCTGTCGCTGCTTTGCCCAAGCCGCCGATCATGTGGTACAGACCGAAGCCATAGAAGCCTAGACCGGGCAGGAACTTATAGCTCACAAACCAATCGCGGCGTTTCTTTTCTTCGTCTTCTTGCTTCCAGTTGCGGCGGATGGCCACCACGTTCTGGTTTTCATAGTCAATTGTGATCACATATGGGATGGCCACTGCGTTGTCATCGACATCACCGTCATCCATTTCCTCGCCGTCAATGCCGTCAAACAGGTCATAGACGTGCATCTCAAGCAATGTCATCACATCGTCTTGGCTGTCATCGGACTGGTCAACGCCTTCAATCTCACCGATCACATCGCCTGACGGATCTAGGCCATCGCCGCCACCGTACTTGGTCGGCAGGTAGTATCCGTTTTTAACGTAGCGATTGAAGTCATTCTTCGGCATACGAATGACGTGGGTGTAGCGGGGTGACGTGTAGAGGTCTTTGCTCTCTGGGGCCACGACAAAGTCTTCAGCCTTAACAAACTGGCTGCACTGGCGATCTAGGTTGGCGTCCCACCATACTTTCTTGAACGTGTGACCGATCAGCGGAAGGTGGAATAGCATCTGATCCAGATCAGGGAAGTATTCGGGCATTTCCTGCGTGATCTGGTAGTTCATGTATTCGCGGACGCGGCGAGCTTGCTCTTCTAGCTTTTCGTCTGGCGTACCAATGATGACCGACTTGACCGGGCCACCTGACGGGTACAGCTCTGCTATGGCTCTGGCGTTAAACTGGGTTGCGGCTTCAGCGATCAGCGGGTGTACCACGATTGACAGTCCGCGTGTCGCACGTTCATCTTCGCCGTCAGCCATGCCGCCATCGGGGTCTAGGGTCTTTAGCCCTTCCTTGTAGCGTTCCTCCCACTCAGCACGGGCTGCGCGGTCATTCTCGTAGAACGTCACAAGCTCTTGCGCTTTTCGGGCAAGCTCTTTTTCGTCGATAACTTCGGCTAGGTTTTGGTCGAACTCTGCGTCATCCAGCTCATCCATGTAGTCCAGCTCTGGATCTCCGATCAGGACATCGCCATCGGCAAGTTCTTCGATCATGAGTTCGTCGGCTGGAGCGCCTTCGGCAAACGGGATAATATTTTCTAGTTCAGCCATAAAGGGTCATCCTTTGTTTTTCTACTGGTTCGTCTTCTTCTGGGTCTTCGCTATGCCCAACGAACCAACCTTTTCGCAATCTTAACCACGCTTGGGTGCATGTGTCCACTACGTCATCATTCGGATGCGCTGGGAAGGCAGCACATATGTCTATTAAATCTTTAGCCCATTTGCGGCTGCTTGGGTAGAAAATTCTTCCATCTTCCAACATCGCGCTCGAAGCGTGGGCGCGAGCTTCCTTATCACGGTCAGGAGAATATGCCAATACGGGGACGCCAGCCATGCGGAGATCCTGCAAGAGAGACTGGCCTGACGCCTTCTTCTCAATCAGAACTGCGTCTGGCTCCCAGAGATCGTATGATTCCTGTGCGATCCTGCGGAGGTCTGGATAGCTGACCTTGTCGTACCACGCCTCCAGCACGATGGCGCACATGACGCCCTGATGGCGAAACACGCCCCAAGTGGTTCTGGCGCTAAAGCTGGAGCTTTCCTTTGCCTCGAAGGCTGTGTCCCATGATTGCAGGACGTATTCGATATTGTTGGGCATGTCCTCGCTTTCCCAAGGAACCCACCAGCTAGATTTGAGGATACCGCCGCCCTTGGGGCTTGGTCGCTGCTGTAGCTGCCCAGCGGCTGCGTAGGAGCCAAGAGAACGCTCTAGGGTTGTCAGGGTGTGTTCATCGATCCTTTCGGGCCAGAGAAGCTCACCCTCCTTGGTGCGTGGATCTGTGAAGCCAAGGCTTGACCTTATTGGATTTGGTGAGCCAATTTCGTATCGCGCTGGGATACATAAGTGATCCCACTCATCGCCAAGCTGGTTTGCTAGGACGTGGCCCGTCAGGTCTTGTTCGTGCAGGCGCTGCATGATTATGACGAATGCGCCTGTCTTGGGATCGTTAAGGCGTGTCTGCATGGCCTGATCCCACCAATCTAGGACGCCTTCACGCACTTTGGCGCTGTCGGCTTCGACGCTATTGTGCGGATCATCGATACAGATGATGTCGCCACCATCCCCGGTTAGAGCGCCACCAACTGATGTGGCAATGCGGTAGCCTGTTGCATCGTTTTCAAACCTTTGCTTTTGGTTTTGATCGTCGGTCAGCTTAAACTTGTCACCGAAATGAGTTCTGTACCACGGGCTATCGATCAGCCTTCGGCACTTGGTGCTGTCTCTGATCGACAGGGAGCTTGCGTAGGATGCGTAGAGGAACTTCTTTGACGGTTGCGTGGCCCACGTCCATGCAGGCAGCACAACGGCCACTGACAGCGACTTCATGTGCCGGGGCGGCACGTTAATGATCAGGCGCTTGATATCGCCATTAACTACGGCTTGGAGGTGATCGCTGATTGCATCGATGTGCCAGTTGTTTTTGAACTCAACGCCCGGTTCAATCGTCGGCCATGCTGCTTTCGTAAACTCCCTCAATGATCTCCGGTACTTTTCCGCCCTGACTTCCTCCAGCGTAAGATTGCTCAAAAGCGCGTTCAATTGCTGCGAGTTCATGAGTACCGATCCTTGTGAGGTCGAGGGTTATGGTTTTTTCCTCGTGAATTTTTGTTTCTGTCTTATCCACCCAGCCTGCGCGGTTCTTCAGGAAGAAGATGATGGCTGTGTTGTCTCGTTCTACGGTGGCATTCTCGAACAGAGCATTGGTTACAGCATCTATGCCACGGGCCTGCCCTCTTTTTATAGCTTCTGAAAATTCTGAATTTTCTGACTGATGAAGCATGAAAGTTGACGTGTGAATACCCAGCATTCCAGCGCATTGTTCTTTGGTTAGACCCTTTGCCATAAGGCTTTCAGTCTTCTCTAAGACTTCGTCGGTAATATCAAACTTTGGTCTACCGACTGGATTTTTGGCTTTTGCCATTCCTTGACCTTTCTTTTCAGTGGTTAGCTGTATTTTGGGAATGTAGATCAGATCTTTAAAAAAAGAAAGACCCACCGTTGCAGTGCGAAACCTAGCCGGGTGGGTCTAGTTTAATGATGAGGTCACAGGCATGACCCAATCGAGCAGTGTGTTTTGGCTATCACATTGCGAGCATTATTGGAATGGGCATTTATTTATTTCATCAGCTTTTTTCCAGAACCTTTCTCTTTTAACATAAAAATCACGGGAACCATCAAAAATATTTTTTACAAAGTTCATGCCAGCTCCAGAGCTTCTTATGGCTTTGAATTTATCTTTATCTACCAAATGATGTCGAATTTCTATTTTACGATCAGTCATGGGGTGCAAGATAGCCATTGGCGTTAGCGGTTGAATATTAAAATTTTGCACTTTTTCATTTTGCTCCACCATATAGTTCATATGTGTCGCGGTTTGAGTTTTAAATTGCATTACTCCCGGCAGTAAGGTTAGGCCGTTCAATGTATCTGATTGGCTCCAAGTTGGCTGGGTAAATGTAAAGTAAATTAATTCTCTGGTTTTGATTGCCCAAGGAGATAAGAATTTTATATTTTGTCTATTCTTTTGAGCAAACCCGCTCCACTGTTCTTGTTCATGTGACCCTGAGTGTAGGTCAAAGTCTTCATTAGATGCAGTCCAACCATAAAAATTATTTCCAAAGTTGATTGGGTTTACATTTATTTCAACTTCCCCCCACAGCGGAATTACGATTCCCTTGGCATAATAATCAATAAACCCTTTACAATATTTTATTGTTGCATCGTTTTTTTTATTAAATTTGCTTTCATTTTTCCACCATTCTGGGATGTATTTATGTGAGTAATCTATTTTTGCATTATTGTAAGCGAAGTGGCTTGATGTGTAGCAATCCAAAAATATAGGTTTTTCTTTTTTACTTTTAAAGAACACAACTATCTCCTCACATTGCTAGTAATATGACAAGAACTGCGGCTATTAGAACTACGAATGCTGTGCCTGCCATCATTTCTTTTGCCCATCCTTCTGGCTTTTCGTCGTGTATATCGACGTGACCACGCAGGCTGACTGAGATCCACTGGCCTTTCTTTGCTGGCTCCTCGCCACGTTGGGTGTGGACCCAGAGGTCTGGATTTCCCAGTCTCTTGCTTGATTCTAATTTTACCCAGTCTGGGATTTCTGATGTGAAGCCCTTGAACTTCCAAGACTTAATAATCATGATTGATTTCCTTTATGCTTAGTGCAGTATTTTTTCTGCTGTTGCGGTAGCGGCTCGTTGCATAGCTCACCCATAAACATCCTGCCTTCGTCTATGATATATCTCTGACAGGTTTTGTATATTTCCTCTGGGGGTTTTGATATGACTGGGAGATACCATCCTTTATTTTTATTGATTTTAATTTTCACGTTAAGCCACGCGCTTATTTTTTCTTCCGAAACTTCTTTTTCCCGAAGGGCATTGACCAATTCTTTGACGCACATTTTGCCAGCATTTGGTGTGTCCATCATTTTTTGTTGGCTGACATTTTCCAAGAACTCATCAAAGGTCATGTGGTTGGCGGGGATATTTTTGATAACATTTTTGAGCCGTGCTGAAATAAACAGGTCGCCCATTGTTGTGGCGTTTTTTCCAAGCTCAAATACTTTTTCAAACCTTGCCCCCATTGCAATTCTAGCCCTTGCTCTTTCCCTACCTACGCCTAGCTCTTCGCCTATTTCGCGGAGAAGTTTGCCTGACCGCCTAAGTTCCAGTGCGTACTGATTAAGTTTGGCACTTCTGTTATTAACGACCATCATGGTTTATTCCTCCTCGAATACTTGATTGCCTATTTCGATGGGCAATTCGATTGTTGTTATTCTAAAGTTGCACTTTAGGCAGGCGCGCCTGCGCTTTACTGTTGGGAAGCCATATGCTTCGTGCGGCCTTGAGTCTTTGGCTTGCAGCTTAACGCGGCCCTTGCAGTTTGGGCAGTGGGTTACGGCTAGGGTCATGCTGCCTCCACTTCTTCTGGCATAAGTGACATATAAATATTGCTGTCACTTAATTTAGCTTTGAATATATCTGGGTGTGTAAAAAAACCACCAACAGAAACCACTGTCGCTTCTTTCCCAAAAAATTGGCAATGTTTGTTTGTGATAATTACTTTATCGTTAGGTTTTAACATTGGGTATTCCTTTCTAAATAACTATACTACACTATCTAGTACACTAAGTAGTGTAGTGCAAGTGCATTAGATAAAAAAGATTTAGGCCATGTTTAGCTTGACTGGGAGATACCATCCCTTGCGCCTGTCTCGCTCGCCTTCATCGAAGTTCCGCTCCCAACGTAGGACGTTCACTTCTTCGCTTTCTTCTGAGGCAATTATGCAGGCGACCATGACGGCTATGGGATCTCCACCACCGGGCCAGAGTAGGAAGTCATCTGGGCTGAAGCCCTCCATAGCCTTTCGAGCTGTTGTGATAGCTTTGGCTGGATTGAACTGCGGCTTGTCTTCAGGCTCGAAGACGATCTTGAGTTTACCGTATCTTGCTGCGTCTGTGAGGTCTGGTGTCCACCCGAACTTATTCTCTCTTGGTCGTGACACGATATAGACGGTGCTGGTCATTTTGTATTCCTTTCTGAGTGATGTTGAATTGCTGGTATCACGGCCTTGCACAGATATAAACTGTAAATTGATTAATGGCATTAACGTCATATTTATGGCATAGACCAAATCTGCCATAATTCATTCAACTGATACTCTTTATTTATATAGTATATATTATATTATTATTATTATTATTATATATATGTCATACTGTCATACCCCCCCCTTCTACTACACACAGGGGGGTACTAGGGGGGGGTGTAAAATAGTATTAGAGTACATGCCATAAATGCCATAAATGCCATAAATACTTAACGTGTTGGTATTGTTGAAGGAAACAGTGATTTTAGGCATGTCATAAATACTGCCAATAAACATGCCATAAATAAAAACCCCACCTTTTGAGGGGCGGGGTCATCGTGTGGGTGGCCGTTGATATGCATGTCGTTTGGCGCAGTCTGGTAGCAACGTAACCAATCAAAACAACCGCCATTTTCCCGTGGCTAAGCGTATTTTTATTAAGTTAAACCACCCACTGGGAACTTAAATCACACCTTATTGGGTGGGTAAAGTGTTATGTATTGCCGCCTTGAAATTTAATTGTCTCGACTTTTGCCTCTGGTTTTTCGGCAATAAGTTCTGCCCCACAACTGAGATACCCACAGCCATCCTGCCAATGATCTGCATTTTCGGGAGTTGACTTGATCCTAGCAATTTTCAGGAGGGTCATCATGACCCCAACTTGATGCGGTTCGATTGGCGTTTCCAAGAAAACTGACCAGAGTTTTGCAATCATAGTCAGGTTGGATTCCATGTCACCGTGCTGCGCTGCGCGATCTTTTGTGACGTACTGCTTTGCGGTGTCGAGGATCTCTGATCTTGTATATTTTGTCATTTTTTCTCTCCGACTAAATTGTATCTGGCGATGTAATCTGAGACGCCTTGGTAGGTTATTTTTAGGATGTTAGAGATGTCTCTGCGGGTCTTGCCCTCACCCAGCAGAGCTTCGATCTTTTCGGCCTTGGGTGGGAGGACAACATTGCGGCCATACTTTCCGAAGTAATCGGCTCCTCCTATTGTACCCCAAGTTTTTCTTGCACGGGCATTTTCTGCTTTTGCTGTCAGTTTCATTTGGTGGATCATGTTATTCATCTTTGAGTCCTTTCTCAATTAATTGGTGGGGCGAAGTATGCGAAGCGTGGACGCCCTCTGGCCCCTTGGTTTTGGTCGCGGCACTCAATGCCCCGGTCTGTCTGTAGTGCGTCCAGAACGTCTGCACGTTTGCGTCTGTCCATATTAGCGAAGGCTGAGACGCTGCGCGACAGGTCACGCTCAGTTAGTCCACCTAGTCCAGCCTTTTCGATACGGGCATAGACTGCCTTACAGGCTGCATCGAATGGGCCTTCGGCCATGTTCGAGCGGAACATTTCGATAGTTTGCTTGGCGTAGTAGTTAACGTAATCGATGCTCCACTGCATTGCGTCTGAACCGATATCATCTTGTCCCATTGATCGCGCCACGATTAGGGACAGGCGCATGGCGATCTCTCTAGATCGATTGTACATGGCCTCTAGTCCAGTGCCAGTTTCTTTCTTGATTGCGGCTACTAGACGCTCTTCGTAGTCGCGCAGGAGCTTCTTTGCCTCTGGGGTGAAGACAACTTCAATTGGGTGTGGCGGCATATCGTTGATGTTGCCTGCATCTAGGTCACCTTCGTGGGCGTTTGCGTGTTCCTTTGCCCAAGCTGACAGCCTATCAGAGATAGATGAGCGGCGCTTTTCTTGGGACATCTGGACGCCGATATCTGATTTGACGATCAGGAAACGGTTTAGAAGACCAGAAGCCACGTCACCACCACCGATTGCCTGCATGAACTCAGAGGGCGTTGACATGCCGACTAGGGTTAATGACGGGCGCTTAACTACGGTTTCGAGCTTTGCTGCCTCAGAAGACTTCATTGTGTTGGTTGCGTAGCCTTGCTGCCTTAGAACGCCGTCTTGCCTGCCAAAACATTCCATTATGGAGGTGAGGGCGTCTGCCTTGTGCTGCATTCCTTTTGCTGCGGCGGCTTTAAGCTGACGGCCCAGCTCATCAACTACAGAGACGTGGGTGGGCTTTTTTGTGAGGGTGGACATGACGCCTGCACCACTGGTGTATCCAGATGGGCCGATCAGCTCTTCTAAACCAGACTCTTCAAGCAGCTCTTCTAGGACAGTCTTTGTGTGTTCCTTACCAGATCCAGTCTCGCCAATGTTTAGGAAGTATAGGCTGGTGAAGTTTCGCTGATCTGTAACCCAGCGGCGCCCCATTGCCACTGACCCGAAAGCTAGGGCGCACTGAACAGCGAACTGTGGCTGGGGCTTGATGGCGGTGACAGTGTAGTAATTGACCACATCTTGCAGAATGCCGGGTACTGACAACAAGTCTTCGGGTACTGTATTTAGTGGTAGGTCCGCCTGTTTGGGCTTTGACATAATGTTGGCGGCTACCTTTGCGCCGTGTTCGATGGCCTCACGATCATATTCGTGGTTTGGATCTTGGGTGACGTTCATCATCTGGGCCGCGTCTTTAACTGCCTTGCTGACATTACCCATGTGTTCGTACTGACACCAAAGCTCGAAGGCATCGAAGGTGTGTGCCGAATCAAACGGATCTGATGCGTGGTGGCTATAGGCACGGCCATCATCGAACAGCTTTACGCCTGCCAGCTTTGAGGTGGAGTTTGGCGATAGGTATCTGCCACGGGATGTTGGCTTGTATCCGTACTGAACCAGCAGGGTGTGCATGTCGTGAGTTTCATTGAACTGGTCTATGACTGACGTGCCTTCACCCTTTGGGCGGGGCTTGCGGGTTGGCTGGAACTCTGCCTTCTTTTTCCACGGGCATATGTCTTGTAGCTGTGGTCGAAATTTATCCCAGTCACGCCATAGGGTCAGGAGCTGTGGCGGTAGATCTGGGAGGCCATCAAAGATCGACCTGCCTGCCCACTCATAGGGACGGCCAGTATCTGGGTGGATCGATGGGGGCAGAACGTCCTGCACTGAACCAGCTCGAAGCTCGAAGACCACTTCGGTCTTGCGTGGATCGTCTTGGACTGGCCACGATATCTTGTGGGTGATTAGATCGGGTGGTGCTTTAAAGATCAGCTTGCCACGATTTTCACGACCAATGATTTGGGGTGCGGACTGCATAAGCTCAGAGAAGTCGATGCCCAGCTCTTCAAAGATTATCTTTGTGTGTTCGACGTTATCTATATCAACAGCACAAGTGCCGCTGGCTCCATGTAGTAGACCTACATTGTGATTCGGATTCTGCTCGTAATACAGCCGCGCTGCATCAGGATCAGACAATGCCTTCTCTGGTTGCTGCCAGCCAAATCTCGTTGGGCCTTTAGAGCCTGCGGGGATCGTGACTAGATACCAGCCAAGTTTAGAGCAATAGTCTTCAACTGGGAATTTCATTCTGCCTCGCTTAGATATTCGCTAAGTTTTTTCCACGTTGTGAGGCTGATTTGCTCATTACCTGTGGCGATTGATTTAACAGTGGGGTGGGATAGGCCACACCGCTCTGCCACGACAGTCAGGCGGCGATCTTGGAGCGCGACCCTAATATCGTCTATTGGTATTAGTTTTTGCATTTTTCACCTTTTTTTGCGATTGAGTACAAAAATATCTTTACAGGCTGCAAATCTTTCTGTAAACCAATTTCTGTAGAGAGTGTGAAAAAGAGAATCGAAAGGAAATTGCAATGAGCAATATCGATGGATTGGCCTCCCAGTGGCTAGAAGTAAAGGCGTTAGAAAAGAAGATTATCGCACAGCGCCACGCGATAGAAGAGCAAATAACTGAGGCACTAGAAGCCAAGGGTGAAGGCTCCATTACCCACAAACTTGATGAGCATAAGATCACGCTGACACAGCCTGTGTCTCGCAAGGTTGACGCCATCGTTTGGGAAAAAATCAAACATAAAATTCCTGAGAACATGCACCCGGTGAAGGTGACATTATCGGCTGACGCGGCTGGCTGCAAATATCTGGTGGAGAAAGAACACCGGATGTGGGCCAAGATTGCTGATGCCTTTGAAACTAAGCAGGGCAAGATCGGCGTTAAAGTCGAAACCTTTTAATTGAAATCTGAAAAAGGAAAAATGAAATGCACATTGATCAAATAGCCACAACCATCACACCTGAGATGGCGAGTGAACTTCTTACAAAGAACTACGCAAACCGTAAGCTATCAAAGCCAAACTATACTCACTACATGACCGACATGCTAAATGGGTCTTGGCAGCTTAACGGGGAGACAATTAAGGTCGCCATTGATGGTGAGTTAATTGATGGTCAAAATAGACTGACTGCTTGCGTAATGGCAGGAAAACCTTTCCGAACTGTTTTAATCACGGGCCTTCCGAATACTGTAAAGAAGACCATCGACGGTGGGAAAAAGCGTTCGTTTAATGACCGCGCCCAAATGGACGGAACAAAGCACGGTGCAGCGGTGGGAAGTGCCATTAACTTTATGGCCAGCTTGGCTAATAAAACTTCCAGAAAAACGGCACTACTTACGCACAGCGAAATGTTTGAAGTATTAGAGATGCACCCAAAACTTTGGGATAGTGCGGAATTTTGCTATAAATGTTTTACTGGCATGGCAAGCTCTCTAACTGCGCTGCACTATATCGCGTCATCATTAGGTAACAAAGATGAGGCTGATTCTATGGTTCAAGTTTGGCGAGACGGACAAAGAACATATGAGAATGACGCAATGGTTTTCTGCCGTGAGTTCATGATCAGTGACAGCCAAAAACAAAAAAAGGCGGACTACAACTTTAGGTATTCCTTGTTGATAAATTGTTACAACAAGTTCCTGACTAAGTCGCCAATGACACAAGCCAGACTTCGAGCGGATCTAAGTTTCATCGATGGCTGGAACGAATATGCAATGTTTAAAAAGGAGAAGTGAAATGGAGAGAACAATGGATGAAATTTTAGATGAGGTGTTTGGCCTTGTATTTGGGAAGGATTGGTAATGGCTATTAATCTTAAATCACTGTCGAAGCCTACGGGCCAACGACCAATCATTGCCACGCTCTTTGGTGAGGGCGGCATGGGCAAGACCACTCTGGCTGCTATGTTTCCCAATCCTGTGTTTATCAGGACTGAGGATGGCACGGCCAGTCTGACAGGTAATGACAACGTCAGCATGTTTCCGCTGGCCACGTCCACTCAGGATGTTCTGGATGCGATTGAGGCTTTGGCAACGGAGAAGCACGAACACAAGACACTGGTCATCGATAGCATCACGCAACTGGCCACACTAATTGAAAGCGAAATTGTGGCGTCTGATCCGAAGGCAAAGTCGATCAACCAAGCGGGTGGCGGCTACGGCGCGGGATACAGCACGGCTGCTGAAAAGCATCGGCAGATCCGCGAGTGGGCTGGTTCGCTTGCCTATGAGCGCGACATGAACGTGATTTTCATTGGCCACGCCGACACTGAGACGTTGGACTTGCCAGACATGGACCCATTCGCACGGTACACGGTGCGGATGCATAAGAAGTCTATCCCGCACTACACTGACAACTGCGATCTTGTTGGATTAATCCGACTGAAGACATTTGTCCGTGGCGGTGAGGGCGACAAGAAACGTGCGATCAGCACTGGGGAACGCGAGATCATCTGCTTCCCACAGGCATCGTCAGTTACTAAAAACCGCTTCAACATAAGCGAACCTTTGCCGTTCACGTTTGACGGCGGCAACCCTTTTGCAGACTTTATAACAGAGTAGGAGAAACTCAAATGGACTTAAATGGATTTAACGCGCTGGAGATTGAACCAGCAACATCATACGAACCGCTGCCAGCGGATTGGTATAAGGTTGTCATCACTGACACCGAAGAGAAGCCAACCAAGGCGCAGACGGGTTCATACCTTCAGCTCACGATTGAAGTGATCGAAGGCAACCATGCGGGTCGCAAGGTGTTTGATCGCCTGAACCTGAAGAACCCGAACAGCGTTGCTGTTGAGATTGCCCAGCGCAGCCTGTCAAGCATCTGTCGCTCTATTGGGGTCAACAACCCGAAGGACAGTATGGAGCTGCGTGACAAGCCTCTGATGGTTAAATTGGCGGTGAATCCAGCGGACGGCCAGTACGGCGCGTCTAACGACATCAAGGAGTATGCAGCGGCCAACGGCGCAACTGCGTCACCAGCTCCTGCGGCTGCGGCGGCAACGGGTGGCACAGCTACGCCACCTTGGAAGCGATAGTTCTTTTCTATGATGGGGCGGCTGGTCTGCCCCATTTTGTGAATAGAAGGAGGGTACGATGCTAGAATATATCGTGATAGTTTTTGTTATTAACCTATCGTTAAACATGATGGGGGTGTTTCAATGAACCTTGAGCCAATGGCCACGCCAAAGACGATTGAGGCGATTTACCAATACTACAAAGACAGGCGCAAGAATGAGCATCGGCCCCACTTGGGCGGGAGCCAGATCGGCAACGATTGCAGCCGCGCTCTGTGGTATCAATTCAGACACGCTTGGCGTCCTAGCTTTGATGGTAGGATGCTTCGTCTTTTTGAGACGGGTGATCGTGAAGAGGATCGGGTTGTGTCGAACCTTCGAGCTGTCGGCGTTAAGGTCTGGGAGAAAGATCCAGAGACGGGATTGCAGGTTAGGTTCGAGGCTTGCGGCGGTCACTTTGCATTGAGCTTAGACGGTGTGGGTGAGGGGTTTAAGGAAAGCAGCAAGCCACACACGCTTGAGTTCAAGACGATGAACGAGAAGAACTTCAAGGCTCTGAAGAACCTTGGATGCAAGAAGTCCAAGCCAGTGTATTGGGCGCAGTGTCAGATCGGGATGCACTTGGCGGGGATCGACAGGTGCTATTTCTTTGCGGTCAACAAAAACACAGATGAGATGTACGGCGAGCGGATTAAGCTCGACAAGGCGGAGGCCAAGCTGTTGGTCAGCAAGGCTGAGAACATTGTGTTTTCGGCAACACCGCCCTCGAAGCTGCACGAAGATCCCAGCAACTGGCAGTGCAAGTTCTGTTCTTACTGGGCTGTCTGCCACGGTTGCAAGATCCCAGAGGTGAGCTGTCGGACGTGCAGCCATGTGACACCTGAGAAGGATGGAACGTGGACCTGCGCCAAGGGCAAGCCTGTTGAGACGTGCGATGAGCATTTGTACATCCCTCAGATCATGCCGAAAGATTTGGTTGTGACGGACGCTGGTGATGATTTCGTTGAATACGAGGATCAGGATACTGGCGAGGTCATCCGCAATCAGGGCAACAGCCAAGAGATATTCGACGGGAGGATGCAGTGATGGACCGCGAAGGATTAGGTGAAGTAATTGCAATCATGTTGGATGTTATGCCGGGTAATATCAGTGAAAAAGACATTTCAATCATCATGGTCAATTTCATCATTAATAAGAAAATGGCCAATCACTGGCCGCTAATAAATGAGTATATCGAAAACGGTTTGGTTGAGTTTTTGGTTTCTAAGGCTGTCGAGAACGACATGAATGGGCGGTTAATCCAAGACGCCGTTAAAGATGCGAATGATTTTCTGGAGGGAATTGTAAATGGCGCAGGGTGAAGAAAAGATCTTGAGCATCAGATTGACGCGATCAGAAATATCAGAAGCAAAGCAGGCGGCTGCGCTACGCTGGCAACTGGCACGGGCTAGTGGAGTTGCTAACCAGCGCAGAGACAATAGGTCAGACGGCGACATCGACCTTTTAGGCGTCAAGGCTGAGATAGCTGTGGCGAAGGCATTGCAGCTTCCATACAGGGCGTCCGCACTTGGGATCGATAGTGGGGCAGACATCTGGGCAGATGACGTTGGCATTGATGTGAAGTCTACATTTTATCAGACAGGCAAGCTGCTGTTTAAGTCTCTGGAAGCATTCGTTGCTGAGTATGCCATATTGGTTACGGCATCGGGCGAAGAGGATGTGATGCGCGTTATTGGCGGCATGGGCCGGGATAGATTTAAGACTGACGCAGTTCAAGTGGATCTTGGCCGGGGTCCATGTTGGGTTGCAGCCCAAGATACATTGACGCCGATAGAAGGTGTCTGGCTTGGATTTACGCAATGGAGGATGCGCTGATGACCTTTGAATTAAGAGACTACCAGAAAGATGCGATTGACGGCCTGTACAACTATTGGGCTGGCAAGGCTGGGGACAACCCACTGATCGTTGCGCCGACTGGGTCTGGCAAGACGGCGATCATCGCGCAGTTGATTAAGGATGCTATGGGCTTTCCCGGCACACGGGTGCTGGTTGTGACGCATGTGAAGGAGCTGTTGGAGCAAGGCGCAGATGGGTTGCTGAAGCTGTACCCAGAGGCTGATTTTGGACTCTACAGCGCAGGTTTGAAGCAAAAGGTGCTAGGCAGACCAATCACGTTTGCAGGCATCCAGTCGATCTGGGAGAGGGCGTATGACATTGTGCCTGCCCCTGACTTGGTTCTGATCGATGAGGCGCACTTGCTACCCAAAAATACTGAGACAAGATACAATCGGTTTATCGCTGATCTGAAGGTGTGCAACCCAGACGTGAAGGTGGTGGGGCTTACGGCCACGCCATACAGGCTGGACAGCGGGTATCTGCATGAGGGAAAAGGCGCGATCTTTGACGGGATTGCCCACGACATCCCAGTGGCCATGCTAATGGAGCAAGGCTACCTGTCGCCTGTGATCAGCAAGGGCGGCGTAAAGCAGATAAATCTGGAGGGTGTTGGCAAGCGGGGCGGTGAGTTCATTGAGAGCCAGCTTGCAACTGCGGCGTCTGACCCAGAGCTGGTGAGGTCTACTGTCGAGGAGATCGTGCGGCTTGGATCGGATCGGAAAAGCTGGCTGGTGTTCAGCAGCGGGGTCAACCACGCTAATATGTTGGCTGATGAATTTGAGGCCCACGATATTGCAGTTGGCGTGGTGACAGGCACAGACAGCGACAAGGTGCGCGAGAAGACCATTGCAGACTTCAAGAGCGGTGAGCTGCGCTGCCTGATTAACGTGAACGTGTTGACCACGGGGTTCGATCACCCACCAGTTGATCTAGTCGCTTTGGTTAGGGCTACGGCATCGACGGGCCTTTACGTTCAGATGGTGGGCCGGGGAACGCGGATTGCTGACGGTAAGGAAAACTGCCTGATTCTGGATTACGGCCAGAATGTCGAGCGGCACGGGTTTATCGATCAGGTAAAGCCAAAGGATAAGATGTCGAGCGGAGACGGCGAAGCGCCGACCAAGCAGTGCGAGAGCTGCCAGACAATGGTTCACGCAGCCTGTCAGATCTGCCCTGAGTGCGGGTTCCAGTTTCCTGCGCCGACACTCAACCACAGCGCAAACTCCTATCGTGGGGCCATGCTATCGTCTCAGGTAGTGGCTGAGTGGTATGACGTGGATAGCGTGGCGTATGCGCGGCATAAGAAGGAGGGCAAGCCAGACAGCGTGAAGGTGACGTATTACGCTGGGCTGATGGCTGTGAGCGAGTGGCTATGCCCAGATCACGGCGGGTATGCTGAGAGCCGCTACAAAGCTCGCAAGGCGTTGCTGACCTCTGATGCCAACAGCACGGATGATGCACTCAACGAATGCCAGTTTTGGGTTAAACCCAGCAAGATTAAGGTTAAGCCATCCAACCATGACCCGCGCTATCAAGAGATCGTGCAGTTTGATTATACTCAAGTGGAGAGAAAACATGAGACGAAGACGCAAGGCTTCGGGGGTTACGCTAATCTCAACGACCTCGAAGACATACCCTTCTGAGCATTCGGAACAGGTTGGTTTTGTCAATTGGTTTCGGGTTCAGTATCCAAACGTGCTGATCTTTGCGATACCCAATGGAGAGAAGCGAGCGATCACCGTGGCCAAGCGATTGAAGGCGGAGGGCGTGGTGCGGGGCATACCAGATCTTTTCATTCCACAGTGGAACCTGTGGGTTGAGATGAAGAGGGTTTCGGGTGGGCGACTTTCCCCCGAACAGAAAGGAATGATTGGATACCTTGAGGGTGTTGGCCATAAAGTGATTGTAGGCAAGGGCGCGGCGGATGCGTCAAAGCAGATACTGGAGTTTAGAAATGGAACATGAAGAGGGCTTAGAGCCATTATTTTTAGAGCGTAAGCACGTTAAGTTTATTGTGCTGTGGGGCGCTGCTGTGACGTGCGTATTGGGCGCTATCATACTCGAAAGGTTTTTTCTATGACTGACAGTGACCTGACAGCCTTTCAGGCGTCACAGCTCCAGTACCT